GGGGCCCCATAAAATTATAGACGAATCATCTGAGTGTGTTCTATAAATAATGTTTATGTTAGAAAAATCCTTCTTGAATTGTCTACACACCAAGAAAGCCATAGCTGCATGATATAATGAAGATGTTTTATTTAGCATACCAGTTAACCATGAATTTTTCATCTCTAAACTTCTCCATTTATTTGTTATTTCTCCATGTTTTTTTGTTAATGCAGGATAAACTATTTTATCCTTTAAACTATCAAGTGCTAATAAAAAAGCATTTCTCAATGATTTCTCTATAGGGAGTTGCGACATAAATCCTTTATAAAAAGATATGTAACTTTCGATTAAAGATGATGGACCCCATTTACTTGCATCTTGATTCAAGTAGATCATTTTTAATCTTCCTGTTTTATTTGCTTCAATTTTCAGTTTCAGTAATCTCATTGAAGCATTATCACTAATCACATCATCAGGGAAATATTCTAACAACTTTGTAGATACTGATTCTATAAATCTAATCAACATTAATGTAGGGAATGTTGCAACATATAGTTCTCTGCTTCCACCTGTTTGAACTTTATAAGATATTCTGAATTCATTTTTTGCTTTCTTTTCAATTAAGTTTTTTAAATGATCCATTGCTACTTCTAACCCAGTTGGCACATGTTTGTAACCTTCTAATAATAATAGCACTGCTTTCCATGCAGGTGTAGTTTCTAATCCGCCTGGTAATAAAGAATTTTTACTACTCATAAAGAAAAATATTTCTCGGTGCAAATCATTAATAGATAAATGAGACCAATCAATATGATTTGTCACATTTAAAGCACTTATTCTACCTGAAACATATAAAACCTCCTCAGAATAAAGGAAATAATCTGATATTAAAAAACTCTCAGGGTTAACATGATCATGTATCTGTAAGAAACTATTATTAAATACTTTTTTATCCTCGTATATATCATACCATTTTTTTGCTACATCATTCGATTTCTTTTTTTCTGCATTCGGTGCTATTATATTCTTTTCCATTAGATTTCCTACATACATCTCATTAAGATAACTTTCTATTGTTACTGCATAATCTGTATATAAAGATGGTAAAGAAATATCAGCGAATTTAATTTCATCTTTAACAAATCCATTTTCAATATAATTGTTAGTTGCAATGTTTATTATAGGTAATCTCATTATTAGACGATGTAGTAACCAGGAGTCCATGGGATGATCATAACGTACACATAATTTATCTTCAATTATATTTTTGATATCAGCATGTAAAGATATTGAGTTTTGTAAA